GTGCTCATAGAACCCGGCTACATAGTGAACGACTATCTCAACATTTACACTTTTACACCCTTAAGGCAACATGACAAGATAAGACGGAAAGGCGTAGACTACGAGGTTTTAGGCGTTCAAGCCCTTGACTTCCAAGGCGAAACAGCCTATTTTAAAGCAAATTGTAGGAGACTGGTCGGGCAATGAGCGAAGTTGAGAATCCTGTGGACACGGTTGTCAGGCTTCTAAGCAAAAACATGTGGGTTGTCAAAGAAGACGGTTCGCTTGCCTCAATACTCGTAAGCCGAGAATGGTATGACCGTGAACTCTTCAAAAACTATGATGGACAAATAACGGTTGGGCTTGCGGAAAGCAGAGACACAAAGCTTGAGATAAGCGGAAGGCTCCGCAGGCGATTAGGCAGTTTAAGAATTAACGTTTGGGCGACAGACAAGGATGTTTCTTCTGATTCTGGCAAGCTTATGCGCCAAAAAATGGTTGAAGAAGTCAACCGCATTGTAAGGCAGAACCGCAACAAGCCAAATGAAACGCTCTATTATTTTGCTGGAGTCGGACAAGCAACAGGAACGCACAAGGCTTATCATGCAGGTTCAGCGGAAGAGCTTACCCCCCAACATGCAAGCTGGACTGAATTAGCAAACGTGGAATACGAGAAAATCTGGTATAGCGACGACAACCGCTACAGCAAAAGCCACAACGTTAACGGGGAATATGCCTTAATGCTTTTCCGCTTCAAAGTTGATTCTCGAGAAAAGACTGTAAAGAAAATTGTTTTAGCCTTTGAAGGTTATGGAACAGCTCCAGCAGGAAACGGCGTAACCATAAAGATCTGGAATCATACGGCGGGTGCATGGCAAAACGCTCAGCAAGGAACTGGCGGAGCAGACGAAACAATAACCATAACGCTCACTTCAAACTTAACAGATTACATCGATGATTCTGGCTATGTTTGGCTTTTGGCAAGAACAACAAACCCAAGCGACGGCACAACTCCAGCCGTTCTATATTGTGATTACGCATATTGCACGGTAACCGTGAATGGAATCACCTATCTGGACATTGTTTCATATCGCGATGCTGACCGTGTTGACGTTAAACCATTCATTTTCAGAACCGAGTTCACGCTAAAATCATGGTCCTTTGAGGATATTGGAGGCGTATTCTAAAATGGTTGAAACATACGGAGCGCATGAAAGCCGCATTTACTACGTTGAAGAAGCCACCTACGGACAGACGCCAACAAACCCCTCAATGCTTGGCGTTCCAGCAGAAAACATTGACCCAGCCATAGACCCTTCAAACATAAAGGTTCGTGGAGTAGGCAGCATAGACTTACAAGCCATCAAAAAAGGACTGCGAAGCGTCAGCCTAAAAATCGCTTATCCACTGCCAAGCGAAGCGCCAATAAACTTCTTGCAGCATGCCAAGGCAGAACTGAACAAGTCATTAAGCATCCAAGTGCTTTATTATAAGGGAATATTTGCTTCAGCAACCGACATAATATCACTACTTTACGCAGGCTGCAAATTCCACAAAGTAACAGTCGAATGCAGCATAGAAGACGTTGTGAAGGCTACAGCAGAGTTGATTGGACAAGACTTAGCGGTTGGAACAGCAAAGATAACAGGCGCCACATACGCAGACTACGCTGGAGCAGTTCCCTTCTACGAAAGCTACGTCAAAAAAGCTACAACAACCCTCGACCGTGTAACAGACTGGAAATTCACCATAGAAAACAACCTCAAACAAGTGCCAGTCATACGCACAACAAGCGGCTATCTGCTAAAATATCTGCCTTACAGACACCGCAACCTAACAGGCGAAATAACTTTTGAGTTCGAGAGCAAAGAGGAATTTGACGATATAATTAATGATGCGTCTTTCGATTTGGAGTTTGGTCTCGGCGGCTCAAACAAGGCGGTCTTTTCTGGCTGCAAATGGGAAAACGTGTCTGCACCAGCACGCATTGAAGATTTAGTTTCATGCAAGGCTGGTTTCATGGCTAAAGGTCCAGTCAGCATAAGCTGAGATGGTGAAAATGAGCGTTGAAGTTAGTGTTTTGGAAAATTTCGGGCGGGAAGCCGAACTACGCAAGAAGTGGCTTCAGATGTGGGAAAAGCTTGGGGTTCGCATTCTGAAACTGCCAAAATGGATGCAGGAAATCGTATTGGAAGACGTGAACACTGCGATTAGAAACCGTTTAGCCATCATGGAGATGATTCAAAATGCGAAAAGAAACCATTGAGCTTGACGAAAGATTCGGAAAGGAATACGCTGGAAAATACGTCTTTCAAGAAATAACATGGGCTAAGCGCAGCAGAATAATCCAAAAATACACACGTTACAGCCAACAAACTGGGCAAGTCATAGCAAGCGATTACGTGGCTATTCAAGCAGAAACAATAATGGCTTCGCTTAAAGAACAGCCGCCAAACAAGCCCATAACCCTCGAGAAACTCTTAAGCGAAGAAGATGGCATTCCCATTGAGCTTGGCGAATTATTCAGTCAAATAGTGAATAGGCTTAATGCTGTAGGCCTCGAGGAAACTGCTTTTTTATCAGAGCAATTCGAAAACAAAAGCCAAGCCAAACGCTCACAGAGTTTAGGCTCTGCAAAGAGTTCGGGTGGACACCAAGGCAACTCGCTAAGCAGCCAGCCAAGGCAATTCAGCAATTCATTGTCATCCTCAACGAGTTAGACCGTCAAGCAGAGGGGGAAAAGCAGAAGGCGGAGCGTGAGGCGAAATGGCGGTCGAGATAAGTTGCGATGTTGAAGGCGTTGAAGAGTTTAAGGCTGCCATGGAGCAATTCGATAGCGGTATGCAACGTCATGTGCATAGACAATTGGCAAGCTGGGCAGCAGATGTCAAAGCCTTAGCAAAACAACTCGCACCAGTAAGAACAGGGCATTTGAGAAGCTCAATTTATGCGAAGATAAGCGAGTGGGTTACTGAAATAGGTGCAGAAGCCACCTACGCCTTGTTTGTTGAGCTTGGCACACGTTACATGCAAGCCCGTCCCTATCTTTACCCAGCCATCCAAGAGCATTTGCCAAGGCTTGAGGAGATCATCTGCGAGGCTATTGACGCAGCTAAAGCGGAGGCTGGCTTAGAATGAGCTTCAGAGAAATCGCAGTAACGATAAGGGCTGTTAACCGTGCAAGCCATGAATTTACAAGGATTCAAACAGATGCTGAAGCCTTAAGTGTTCGCATTAAAAGCCTCGGTTCAGCTATTGCTGGTTTAGGCGCTACTGGAGTAGCCATTGGACACATAGCGCATCAGTTTGGCTTATTAAATGATGAGCAGGCTCGTGTTTTCAACAGTGCCATGATGGTTATTAGTGTTATGGGCATGTTCATGCGGACAAGCTGGGGCGTAGCCGTAGCCCAGAAAGTCTATGCTGCTGCCTGCTGGATTGCCACCGCTGCTCAGAATGCATTGAATATCAGTTATGCCACGTTTCTGGCTTTGACTGGTGTCGGAATTGCAGTTATTATTTCGGCTGCTGCAGCCATGTGGTATTTCACGAGTCAAATGAACGCGGCCACGGCAAGCGTTAACCAATTTAACGAAGCAACCAGCGCCATGCAAGCACCGTCAACCTATGCAGGGCGTAACATTCTCAGAAAGGGCGAAGAGGACATTTACGCCAAAGGAGATTAGACTATGAGTGTAGATATTCCAAAGATGGCGCTTGCCTTCGGCTCAGTTGCGCCTCCTCAAGGTGACGTTTTAGAAGCGAGAATCACGTTGGCATGCACTGAGGAAGCAAGCAGATTTGAGGTTCTTCTGCAGAACTGGGATAAAAAATACTCTCCAGGCGAGGCTAACGCCATAAATGTAGGTGTTGATGGTCACATTGACGTAGGCAGAGGAGCCAATTGCCCGCAGCTGATTACGTGCAAGGTTGAAGAAGTTAGGTTTATGTCTGATGCGGTTTCGCATTATGTTAAGGTTTCTGGGCGTGGCTGGGATGAACGGCTTTTCCGTGCTCTCGTGACTAAAACCTACGCTAACATGAAGGGAGAAGCCATAGTCAAAGACCTCTTGGATTCATACGCTGGCTTAAGCCATAACAGAAGCGGAACAGAGCTTGTTGAGGACACTGACACGACTTATCAAATGCTGAAGTATGAAGACACGCCAGTCATAGACATCTTGCAGTTTATTGCTGGAAGCGCAGACAAAGCAGGCGTCATCGGTTATGATTTCCGTGTTGCGCCTGACGGCAAGTTTGAGTTTTTCCCGCGTGGCTCAAAGACAAATTCCATTAACCTCGCTGAAAAGCTCGAAAGCAGCGAATATGACAAAGATATTCACAGTGTTAGAAACAAGATTACTGTTTATGGTGCGCAAGATTACAAGCTGCCAAGTGATTGCGATAGCTGGAGCGATGGTCAAGCTGACTGGCTCATGAATGACGACGCTGAAGATGCGCATAACAACACTGGCTATCAACTCGTAGGCGAAGTCACGTATGACCCCAGCCCAATAGCCAAAATCATCATTGACACTGTTGAGCTTCAATGCAGAATGAGCGGTGGTTCGGGCAAATACAAAATCACGTATCAGAAGGAAGGCGGATCTGAAACCGTCATAGTCACTGACCAAGCGTTCAGCAACACAGGTTACGAGTTGAAGCAGCATATCCTCACAGGAGCCAACCGAATAATTGGAGACATAGGCAAAGATGTAACCATAAGGCACTACACGCTCACAGACAACGCAGCTGACACAGTTTATTCAAAGAACCACAGAGCAGTCGGAGACATAATCTACGGAGATTGGCTGGCTACTGAAGGCAAACTCTATTTTGAAACAGCCACGAAAATGGTTGGCAACGGAAGCATCAGATGCTATTGTGATGGCGTCTATAACTGGGGAATCCTTCTTCTGAATCTTCCTCAAGAAGCTGACTGCACAGGGTTCGCATTTCTCGATTTCCGCATCTACTTAGATAGCAGCCGAAACGGCAGCCTCAACCTACTCTTGTATGATTACGCTGGAAAATGGGCTTTCAAATACTTGACTTTGGCAGTTGGCGAATGGGTCAGCATGCACGTGCCATGCAACCAAGCAAACGCCAGTGAATGGGCTGTGCAATCAGGTTTTGACTGGTCGCGAGTTGCAGCAGTGAAGTTTTGGACGTACGGAAATGGCTTAGGCAGTTTCTACATTGACGGTTTCAATTTTAATGGTGCCTTCTTTAAAGCCACTCAAGAAGATGCAACAAGTCAAGGGCTATATGGAAAGCGAGAGAAAATAGAGCATGACGAGGAGCTTTACAGCAATAACGAATGTAGCCTGCGTGCAAAGGCTCTTTTAGCCTACTGGAAAGACCCAATAGAATACATGACACTCGTCTCCAGAGTCATAGACTACGGGACAACTCCTATTCTGCCAGGCGACAAAATCCACGTGACAATGCCAAACGAGAACATAGACGCCGACTGGGTCGTGCTCAGCGCGGTCTATTACGTCAACGCCAAAGAACAGTATCTCGAAATAACATTAAACCTTGGACGCCAAAAGCCATTACTCGCTGACTATCTATTTGCAGCGCGGAGAAAGACCGACCACCTAAGCCGACACAAACAACCGCGACTGATTTAGCTTACAAAGGTGCAGAAGCATGAGCGGAAAGGATAGGCTGAAGAAACTGAGGGAAAAGCTTCAGAAACGCAAGATCACAGGCGTGACAAGATGAGAAAACGCGAGTTTTTCCGCATACGACAATACGCCCGCAGATACGACCGAGAAACAGGCAAATTCATAATCAACATAGCCTACGAAACAGCAGCTCCAGAACCAACAGAAAGAGTCATAGGCGTGGCTGAAGGCTTCGGGCTTGGACTTGACCAATGGCAAAAATTCGTAATCTACGATAAGGTGGAGCTAAAAATAGGACCACAAGACATTGTTTATATTACTGGCGATTCAGGAAGCGGCAAATCCGTTCTGTTGAAGGCTTTGGAAAAAGACATTCGACAAGACATGGAATTAAGCAGCATTAACATCGCAGAGATCAAACCAGAACAAAACAAACCTTTAGTTGAAACAGTCGGCAGAAACCTCGAAGAAGCCTTAGAGCTTCTCAGCAGAGTAGGCTTAAACGATGCATTCCTTTTTCTGCGTAGTTATGAGCAGCTTAGCGATGGGCAGAAATACCGCTACAAGATTGCGAAAATGATTGAATCAGGCGCTCAGTTTTGGATTATGGACGAGTTTGCAGCCACGCTTGACCGGGACACGGCAAAAATCGTAGCTTATAACCTTCAGAAACTTGCAAGACAGCAGGGCAAGGCAGTTTTAGCAGCAACAACTCACACAGACCTATTCGGGGACCTAAATCCCTCAGTTTATATTTATAAAAAATTCGGCAAAGAAATAGATATCCACTATTATCCTAATGAGCCAGCTAAAGAATGCACTTTAGCAAAGGAAATGCGAATAGTTGAAGGCACAACAGAAGATTGGAGAAAACTCGCAGGCTTTCATTACCGCAGTCACAAGATAGTTGCGCCGCGCAAAATCTTCTGTCTGAAACGTGGAGAAGAGTTGTGCGGAGTTATAGTTTACTGCTATCCGCCGCCTACATGCTTTGGACGAAGACTTGTCTTACCTAAGATGTCGATGAAAGAGTTGAACGAAAAACTGAGCATAATTACCAGGGTAGTCGTTCACCCAAAATACCGGACAATAGGCTTAGGAGTCAAGCTTGTTAGGGAAACTCTTTCATTATCTGGAACACAGTACGTGGAAATGCCAGCAGTCATGGCAAAATATAATCCGTTCGCAGAAAAAGCGGGCATGAAGAAAATAGTTGAGCAGCCTCCGCCAAAAGAAGCCTCAGCCATTGCCGAAGTTTTAAGCAAACTTGGATTCAATATCCACCTTCTCGGAAGCGAAAAATACGTTCCAAACAAGCTGCAAACATTAAATCATAAAGATGTAGCCAAAATCAAAGAAGCCTTCATCAAACATAGCCACGCACGTTTTATGAAATATTTCTTCTGTCACATGCCCTTCGGTAGAAAAGAAGCCTACGCG